CTGTGCATGTATAGTTCTTGTAGTGAGAACTTTAAAAACTCTAAAAGGCCATAAGCCTCTGACATCTCAACTCCTATACCAAATTTATTAGCGGAATTACGTGTTACACCAAAAGAAAAAGCCGCAGTGCCATCTTTTTTTGTATATGGTTTGAATGAGATGGATGTTTTATTATCTTCGTATGAGTGAAATGCTGAAAACTCTTTATACTTTTCTATGGCGTGTATAAAACCACCTATTTCAATTTCATTTAATTTTATAGAAATTGATTTATCTGGATTCTTAGCATTAGCTGAAAATGAACCAGTTCTTTTAGACGCATCCCAAGAATGTTGCTTTATAGCTCTAACATAAACACAAGGCTCTTGATTTTTTTTATTAGCGCCAATATCGAAACTAAAAGCGCAGCCTGTATTTTTTGAATTAGGCTTATAATACTGAACAATCATGTAGAATACTAAGGAATGAACCCTTGTTTTCTACATAAAAACTAACCTTTGGCTCGTTTTATTTGATCTGCTGTAGGCGCACCTTTATCGCCTTTTTTCCGCATTTTTTCGCCAGATCCACGCTTAATACGCTCTTTTTTCTTCCTGATGTTTTCCCAAAGGCTGCTATCAGACTCTTCGCCTCTAGCGATATCAGAATCAGCTTTTTTATAAGATTCTTTAACCTTGCCACCTTTCATCATTTTAAGAAAAGTGTTTACTCTAGCCATAGCCCAACCGTGTCTAGACATATTTGGACGGTGTGATGTGCTAAAAGCGCCAGCGCCACGCCTATACACTCTCTTTAATTGCCCTAGTGTGACTTTGCGAGAATATTTAGAGTTATGGTTCTTAACCTTCTCTTTTAGAGTGTTAGTGGTTTTTTCACTGAAAGTAATCTTACCCCCACCTTTTTTAGCGCTACCTTTAGGATTTCTTTTAGACCCTCTTTTACGCTCACTAGGCTCTGCTGGAGTCTGAGCACCACTCTTTCTCCCAGGACGCTTTGCTGCCTCTGAAATTTCTTCAGTAACATCAGCTAATGCAGGATTCAAAGCCAGCAGCTCGTCATGATCATAAACAGACTCACCATCCCACTCATCGTTTACAGAAGCCTTGGTAATGTTAGTAACACTTCTCTTTGTCCACATGCGACAAGACCAATATTTCGGTGTAGTTTTGTCCTTTGCTTGATCACAATTGTGACGATCCCTAAATGCTTTCCTACGCTTAGGATCATCTCTTTTTATCTCCATGTTAGGATCACCAAAATTGACCTTAACAACATTACCTTTTTGATTTTTGACGTATACAGAGAATTTCTTAGGGCCTTTAGGTGTCCTAAAAGGTTTGTTCAAAGTTTTGTTCTCTTTATTTGCTTGAGAAAACATGCAGAAAGCATCGTTATCTTCTCCAACAACAACAGATGCCTCACTGACACCTTTGTCAAATTGAGACATGCATACTGCGACTCTTTGTTTTCCTTCTTTAAACTCGCCTTTCTTTGAAAGGTCAAGCATACATCTGGACATGAAGTCCGACTTCTTTTCTTTATCTCTAGGTGATGGAAGAGGCATTACTTAAGCTTTTACACCAAAAATAGGCTCACAGATCGTTTTCATGATGAATTCTTTATTTTTTTCAAAAATATCAACAGAGCAAAATCTTTTGTAACAGTGAGAAAAAACATCAGCTATATAAAATATTCTTTCGTATCTGAAAGAGTCATACAAGTAAACCTCTTTAATATAAGAAACTATTAATTCAGCTATTTTTTTTCTAAGTTGAACTTGGTATATAGAGTTATATACATTCTGATCGTATTTTATATTTAATTGATCACAAAAGTGCAACGCCAAACGCTTGTCATCTTGTGAAGAGACGCCTAATTCAAGCAATATATCTATAAAATCAACAAAAGGATGTCCTCTACTTATATTATGAAGATAGTCGTAATAAAATCCACCAGACCCATAAAATATAGAATCTAATGACATCCCTGTATGACAATTGTAGTTTAAATCTTCATAAACATGTGTTAGCAAGTTTTTGATTTGTTTTTTTATTTCTGCTATAAAGTCGGCACATAAGTCATAATCAGTATATTCTTTAAAAGAATTCACGGCCTCATCACTAAGAAATATTTTGGGGTCTAATTGACTACAAAAAGACTTAATATAACCTTTGTAACTTCTACGAACGGGTTTTGTCGCTAAAAAAACATTTTCATAAGAATGCTTAAATTCTTCTAATTTATTAAAAATGATTGATCTACCATGATTCCTTATCGTTTCACCTTCTGGGACATTACTCAAAAGACAAGACATTTCATCTCCGATTTTAACTCTACCATACTTGACAAGCTTTGGTATATTTGTTGATTTATTGTTTTTAAGAAAACTAGATTCTTTTTTTAGAACATTTTCAAAATCATCTAAAGAAATTTTTAAGGTAAATTTTTGGTTATCTTCATTATATACCGAAAACAAATCATAATGGTCAAATACATTTAAAATATCTATTTTTTTGATACTAAAATCGGGAAAGAATTTATTTAAAGTTATACATGCAAAATTTTTTTCTTCTTCAGAGTCACCTATATCTCTAAAAGAGTAAGCTTTATCTTTGAATAATGATGATATATCCACGCTTATAATATAAAAGAACCCCCCTTTTTCAAGGGAGGTTCTTGATGGGTTAATTCCTTTTGAGCGCTAGGAAACTTTGCCAAAATTTTGAGCAGCAATACGGACACCAGCAATACTGGTTTTAGCGAGCTTACGACTCACCCCCGCATTACGATCATAAACATTAACGTATTTATCAGTCTCTCCCATAAGCTGGGCATTCATAGCTGTGCCCTGCGTAGTATAAAGACCAAAAAACCTACCCTTGGTGTTACGGATCGCTTTCATGACCCTAGTGTTAACTTTTTTCATCGGCGCTATTTTATGCAAAAGATAGCATTTTGTCAACAACTTTTAGAGAAATTTTCTCTATTTTTTTGTTTTTCACTAAAAACTTAGAAAGTGGAACTTGTATAGCACTTTTTACCAGGTTTTTAATCTGTCTCGCGTGACTATTTTTTTCTTTTACTTGACTAAAAATATGTTTTTTAATCGAAGGGTGATATTCTAGTTCTAAACCTTTATCTGCTAGACGGTCTTTAATAATTTTTAGCTCTTGATTAATTATTTTTTGTAAGTGAATATCATTCAAATTATTAAAAAATATTATTTCGTCTATTCTAGCTAGTAATTCTGGTCTTAAATGACTTTTTAGGGCTTTTTTATACACACTAGAATCACTTTCTTTATCTGGCACAAAACCCATACTACGTTTAGATTTCTCACTATGCCCGATATTAGATGTCATTACTATAACAGTATTACTAAAATCAACTTCTCTGTTTAAATTATCGGTCGCATTGCCCTCATCTAATATATGTAAAAGTAGATCTAAAATTTTAGGGTCACACTTTTCTACTTCATCGAATAAAACCACGCAATTAGGATTATTTCTTACAAATTCTGTTAATAGGCCACCTTCTTCAAATCCAACATACCCTGCATTCGCACCTATAAGTTTAGAGATACCAGTCTTATCTTGATACTCACTCATATTTAGCTGTATATATGACTTTTCATTGCCAAAGTAATATTTAGCTATTTTTTTTGCAGTAAATGTCTTGCCGACACTAGTGCCTCCTATAAATAAGAAGTTTGATAAAGGTTTTTGGGGATCATTTAACCCAGCTTTAGCACATGCAAGGGCGTTGTTTATGGTAGAAATTGTTTGTTCTTGGCCAAAAATTTCACTATTCATTTGCTTCTCAAAATTATTAAATGAAGAGCTGTTTTTTGCTATGCTTTTAGGCGCTAAACCTGTTTTTTCACTAAAAATACTGATTATATCGCTTTGTCTAATCTTATGTTTACGACCTCTTGGTTTAGAACTACCAGCTAATTCTTGTAAATAATCTTTTATGACTTTAGTGAACTCCTCTTCGTCCATCTTTTCATCGTCATTGTTTTTAACCAAGTAATCGCAAAGTTTTTCTTTGGCGCTCGTCATTTCTTTAGACTCTGTAAAATATTTTATCTTAGTCCTAGCTCCTATTTGATCTATCAAATCAAAAGCTTTATCTGGAAATCTATGATTGCTCAAAAGTTTATCTGATAAGTCTATAATTAAGTCTATATCCTCTTCCTTATACTTTACATGATGAAATTTTTCATAAAAAGGTAAAGCCTTAATTACTATGTCTTTAGTCGCTTTTTTAGAAGGCTCTTCTACCACGATTTTATCAAAACGTCTTTTCATCGCAGTGTCCTTTTCAAAGTATTTTTTATACTCCTGAGATGTTGTAGCTCCTATGCATTTTATATCTCCCCTAGCAAGGGCGGGTTTAAGCATATTTGATGCATCTACAGCGCCCTCTGAGTTCCCAGCGCCTATAATCGTATGTATTTCGTCAAAAAACAATACAATATGGTCATCTTTAGCCGCTTCAGCTATCAAAGCCTTAAATCTCTCTTCAAACTCTCCTCTATACTTAGTGCCAGCTATCATAGCGCTAATATCAACCGTATAGATAGTCATCATCCCAAGGTGCGGTGGCACTTGTTGGGTAACAATTTTTTGAGCCAACCCTTCTACAATCGCAGTTTTACCCACGCCAGCCTCTCCAACTAATATAGCATTACTTTTATTCTTTTTAGATAAAATTTCTATGAGATTTTTTGTCTCGTTGTTTCTACCTGTAATTTTAGCAGGTTGATCGGTTATAAACTTTTCATTTAAATTTATGCAGTATTGCTTTAAATTGCTAACTGGCTGCTTATTTTCTGTTTCATCTACAAATTTTACAAATTTAGGCCCTTTTTTACCTTCTATTTGTAGTATGTTTTTAACTTGATCTGTAGGAGGTATACTTGTTTCTAAGATGTGCGTTTCTATGACATCTTTTATGTGTGCTGGCTCTATTTCTTTGCTACGTAAGTATTCTATAAGCTCTCCACCCATATCTAACACAGTATGAAGGATGTGTTCTACATTGATAAAAAAACTATCAAACATATCAGAGAACTCTTTGGCAAAAAGAATGATGTCATTAACATCTTGGTGCCAACCCCCCTGACCCTTTGTAGGTTCAAATTTTTTAGGATACTTAGATGCGTATTCTCTAAATATTTTAGCATACTTTTCAGTATCTAAAGTAACGCCATAACCTTTTAACTTTATTTTTAAACTGTCAGATATATTAGCTAAACAGCCATATATTAAATGAGAAGAGTCTACAAGAGAGTGACCATTAGCCTCTGCAAAATTTTTGGCATCTTGTAAACCTTTCTTAGCTTTAGGGGTTAGATTGAAATCGGTTAGACCCATCATAATTCTTTACACTATTTAACTTCAGATAACTTCATGTAGATTTTATCCTTTAAAGGGAATATTTTATCAATAAACACGACATCATCACCTTTTGATCCATATATGATAATAATATCGTTTTTGACTGGTAATTTTTTACCACTATCTAGATAATCAGTCAACCTAGATTCTTGATCACTATCTAAAAATAGACCATTTACTGATCCAACCTCATCTTGAATAGCTAATCTAGCATATTTATTGCCATTTCTGCTAGTTCTCCTCATTATATCAGTTAGAACACCTACAAATTTTATGTTAGATCTTTCTGGTAAATCTCTAATGACCTCTGATGAGTGGAACTCATCCTCGTAACTAAACACCTGCCTAATATTATGTGAATAACTATAACCAAGCAACTTCTCCTCGAAAAACCAATTAGCATATTTGAGATGTTGTCGATTCATCTCAAATATCTCTTTGTATGGTGAGAATTTCTTGCGGAAAGTCTCAAACCTTCGGTCAGCAAACATTTTGCGATTGTCATCGCCCACCATATCTTTTTTACGAGTGTCGTGTATGGCTGTAATTATATCATAATTATATTCTTCGCCTAAAGATATTAAATTTCTTTTCTCTCTATCTGTAAGAATATTAAATGTCTGCGCTTCTAAAACTAACCTGCATCTATTGCTAGAAACAAATGAATCAAGTAAGCCAGCTTGTATTAGCGCAGACAAAGTTCCTATATTCAAACCCGCTTGTTTAGCAGAGATAAATACTTCATACTTGTTCTCAAAACTTTCCTCCCTGAACTCTAGAAGAGATTCTAAAACTTTAGTAGAGACACCTTTGATTGAGTTCAAGCCGTATCTTATGTTCTTTCCCTCTATCTTGAAATCAATATCAGACTTGTTTAAATCTGGTGGTAAAAGCTTTATATCGAAGTTGCCAAGCTCCTGAGTAATTTTAGCTATCTCCTCATGAGAGTTGGGTTCATATTTAGTGTATTTTAAAAGACTTAAAAAGAATTCTTGAGGATAATTAAACTTTAAGTAAACAGTGCAAGCAGCAAGGTAGGCATAACTGATTGAGTGAGACTTGTTAAAAGAATAGTTGGCAGAATCCTCTGCGACCCTCCAAAGAACATCTCCGATAGCTGGATCTAATTCATTTTCTTCTATTTTCTGCTCGATCTTAGCTTTCCAAGCTGGCATCTGATCGACCTTTTTCTTACCTACTATACGGCGCAACTGCTCTGACTCATCTAGACTAAAGCCAACCTTTACGGCCATTTTCATAAGCTGTTCTTGGTAAAGAGGAATACCACCCGTATAACTAAGGATGTCATCAAAGAACTCATGCACGGACTGAAACTCTCCAGTTCTGACATAATCAGCATAACTATCTTTGAAGTCTAAAGCTCCAGGTCTTGCTATAGCTACAACTGCTGATAACTGCTCTAAGTTTTGAGGCGCAATCTGTTGACAGACTTTGAAATTGGTCTCTGCCTCTATCTGAAACAGACCTTGAGGGGATCTTAAGCAAGCGAGAGCGGCGTATATGGAATCGTCATTGGGGTCTATGTCTTCTGCTTTAATGTCGAGCTGCTTACAAACGTCATGAACGACTGATAATGTCCGCAAACCTAGAATATCAAACTTAACACTAAGGCTGGCGACATCATTCATATCGTAACCTGAAACAAGCGCTCCATCGTTTGTTGTTTGTAGCGGCATGATATTTTCTAAGTCATAGTATGAAATACAAATGCCAGATGGGTGGACCCCAGTATTCTTGTTTAAGCCTTGTAATTTTTTAGCTATCTTGAAAGCTTTAGAATGTTTATCTGCATAAGATCGAAAACTTTCACTCTCTTCATAAGCGTCATCTAACTTAGCAACAATACCAAAGTGTTTTGGTATAGTATCGCTGATTTGATTGACTTCCTGTTCATTTAACTCCTCCACTATTTTGCCGCACTCTTTCATGCAGAGCTTACTACTTAATGTGTTTAAGGTTAAAATCTTAGATGTCCTGCCCTCAAATTTTTTCTCAATGTATTTAATAACTTCTAACCGACGATCATAAGAGATATCGTTATCAACATCAGCTAGTAGGCTACCATCGAGGTAAACCTCACCTTCATGCTCTATCTTTCTCGCTCTGCTCTTAGAAACAAATCTCTCAAAGAAAAGATCGTATTTAATCGGGTCAATGTTAGTAACGCCAATAACATAAAGGACTAAAGATCCTGCCGCACTACCCCTACCTGCGCCTGTGGGAATATCATTCTCTTTACAATAATTAAGAATATCCCAATTCAAAAGTATGTAATCTACAAAGCCTAACTCATCAAAAATCGTTAGCTCTTCTTTTAATCTTTCGTAATAAACTGTGGCGTTATCTAGTTTGTCTATACCTTTTTCTTTGACCTTGCTAAAGCATAGTTTTCTAAGGAATTGAAATGTATTTCCCAGGTCATCACAAGATACCTGATCGTAATATTTTTTTTCTATTTCAATCTCTGGCAGCTTTACACCAACTGGAAAGGGAGTTTTGTATCCTGTGTATTTAGTTGCACTCATATATCTAATTCAAAAAGTTGTTTACGAAAAATCTTAAAATTCATCTCTATGTCATACAATGCATCATGCAGTCTCTTAGGATCATGAGGGATGTTATACTTTTTTAGCAAGAAACCTTGAGATGTTTTCAAGCCTCTCTCTTTGTAGTTCACTAATCTATATTGCCAACTAATAAAGTCTTCATTATCTACAGGTATTTGTTTGGCTATAGCAGTAGCTAAAGCCCTAGTATCTATAATTCTTTCTATGTAATCATAATCAACCTCTTGACGCATAAGGTGTCTCCAAACATTAAGCATATAAACATCAAAACCTAAAACATTTTGACCTACTAACAGAGTATTTGGATCATAAAAGTCTTTAGCAAAAAGATCCCAAACTTCTTCTGGCGGCTTACATTTTTTTCTATAGCTGGCTTGACTAAAGCCTGTGACTCTAGCTGCATCTGGAGAGACATTTAGATCAGGCCAATCTATATAAAGATCATGCTTAGATATAATCCTATCGCCCTCCGCTACAAGCCAAGCTATCTGCCAAGGCTTTGAGCTAACTAGATTAAGACCTTCAGTCTCAGTATCAAATACTAGATACTTTTGTTTTTTGTTAAACCTAAGAAGCGCCTCGTTCATTTTTACTCTCTAGATATGATTCAAAACAAAACTCTTTGCTACCGAAATGATTTAACCTTGGACTACTTAATGTAGCAGCTTTCCCAAAGTTTCTGTTGCAAAGAATCTTATATGTTTGCAATGCTTCTGCATCTTCTTTGTTTTTGTAAAAAATACTTTTAACAAGCCTAACTGGTCTTTGTAAACTTTTAGAAAATTTTATTACTTTGCTTTCTAATAAAGTATCAAAAGGTAAATTATTTCTTTCGACCCAAAATGTGGGAGATATATTGGTAAAGTCAGGAATACATTTCTTAAGATAAAGATTATTATTAAAAATAAAAGAATCGTAGAAAGGTATCACAAGCTCAACATCGTCAGTCCATATGCTATTTAAGAATGCGAAGTCTACCTTGCCATTTCCCGTATGAGCGTAAGAATAAATTTTGTAAAGTAAGCGACAACCCTCATCATTTTTAGCGAATATCACTATTTTATGATCTGAGTTGTCATCTTCATTGATGTCATTGCAACAAGTAACTCTAAGACCAAAAACAAGAGCGATACCCTCTTCTTGGCAGCGATTATGAGCCGTGACAAAACCCGTCATAGAGTCCTCAACTAAAACAAGTGAGCCGATTGAGTTCTCTTTACAAATCTCAATGATACTATCAGCTCCACCCTCTTTTGATTCCTTATCTAAGGTCAAAATACTTTTACCTATAGAGAAGGTTGACTTAAATACTGGAGTCATCCTCTACATTTTACAGTCACTAAGCACCAAGTCAAGAACAATGTGCGGGACAACCTTTGTAGTATCGCATTTCGTATGTGCAACCCTCTGGCACTAAATCTTCCGAGAAGTCTTCCTCGAAATAAGATTTAATAAAATTACCCTCCTGATTGTGTATTTCATAGTAAAAGAAATCAAACTTCATTGAACAGTGCCACTTAGGATTACCATCTTTTTTGAGTTCTCCTTTTTGGGTAGCAAATCCACATAATAATTTACCGCTAAAAGAATTGTCGGTTGGAAACCCCTGATGAGCTGCATAGTTTTTTCTAGCGTCTTTCTCTGTAAAATTATCTAAATATTTTTGTATTTCGGAAAGCTGCATTTCAAAGCCAATAAGTTCATCATCATCCAATGGCTCCATACGCATCACACCTGATTTGTTAGCATCAGGGTCTAGATCAAATTTTAGAAATAAGAATTCACTGACTCTTTTTGAGTATTCTGGAAATAAATTTTTTACAGCTAAACTATACATTAAGTCCTGTAAATTATCAGTGCGATCTTTCCCTTTAAAAACTTCTTTGCTTGTTTTGAAGTCTCTTATTATCGCAAACTTTTTCTTTTTATATAAGAATAGTTTATCTATAAAACCTCTAATTTTATATTTTATATCGCCATCGCTTTTGATAATATCAAAATCTTTTTCAGAGTATTCCTCTGTAGGTTTACCCATGTCTGCTCCAAAAAAATCATATGAAAGACCATTAAAGATCATATCTTTCATCATCTCTACATTATCCTCATCATCCACACCCTCCCTAACAGCATGAGACATTATCAATCTTTTTATAGATGGTATACAAAATACATCTTGTGTTTTAAGTATCTTGTTAAAGTATTTTTTGCGGCCTTTCACACCCAACACCTCAAAAACTAAATGACAAATGGAGCCGCGCTTGGCTCCTTCATTACTCTTGTCTGGTAGCTTAAGTTTATATTTGCACCAGTATAACCACGAACACGATTGAGCCGTCTTTATTCTGCTTGCAGATAAAGGTGTGTTCGGTTCAGGCATCACTAATAAATAGGGCTGTTTTTATATCTTTTTTAGTGAAGCTAGAAGGGTTGTTTTTGACAAACTCTAAAATATATTTTATCTGAGCGTCCTTGTCTATGTCTTTATCAAGCCAAGAATTTAGATTATAATTATCTAAATGTGCATCACCAAAATCATTATAGCCTTTAGGTGGGAATTTTACAGTTAGCATATCTAAATCAAAATACTTTGACAACTTTAAAAAACTTTTTAATGCAGCTATGAATCCTCGGTTCTGTTCACTAGCTTTGTCATTATTAGTCGAAATATAAATATGACGTATAGACTTACTATTAAGATAGTTAACGATGTTATTGTTAACAGATAAACCAAAGATAACCAGCACGTTCTTAATACCTTGATCATAAAGCGCCATTGCATCTCCAATGCTTTCTACTAAGACAACTTCTTGTTTTTTTGTTATCTCTTGATCTACAAATGTTTTTTCGTTGAAGGCTGGGTATACCCAATTGTTTCTTTTGCCTATGTGTTTCCATTTTGGATAATCGTTATCATCATCTACTTTCCTGCCAGAGAAACCAACAATTTGTTGGTGCTCATTGTATACGGGGAAAACCATCCTCCTATACATCTTGCCGACACCAGCAAGACCAGCTTGAAATAACTCTTGGGTATGGTCAGAGATGTTCCTTTGTTTATAAAAATTATAGTTTGGGAAAAGCCTATCAAGCGTAGAATCTGGGTATATCTTTTCCATCTCTATCTTTTGTTTAGGTTCATAGGTAGTTTCTGTGACTACAGCGCTATTGCCAATAATTTTAGCGACTTCTCTATCATCTTTTAGAGTAAGACGTATTAATGCTTCAAAAGGCATACAGCCTTTGTTTTGCACAAAATCCATCCAAACTCCTGTATTCTTATATATCTTTACAGCAGTTTTATTGTTTCCGTCACGATAAATAGCCTGAGTTCTCCAGTGATCCCCACAGTCAATTAGAGAGTATCCAATAGACTCTAGTATTCCTTGGAAATCTTCAGAACTGATCGAAGTCTGGGATTGTTTCTTGGAATCCATCACTATCTAACTCTTCGTCTCCATCTTGAACTCTAGCAATATCTCTCAGATCTCCACGCTCAGTAATATTAAAATTCATAAATTCTAGGTTTATAGAATTCTTCCTTAAAGAGTCTCCTATCCTAACTGGCTCTATGGCTCCCGCAATATCACTACCTAAGTGTCTTGCTTTTACATTGATTAGTTTGTGTGTGCCAAATCTACCACCCTCAGTCTCAATCTCATCAGCGGTCTTATTTCTAAGAATAAACATATGAGAACAGAACTGAGTAATCCTATCTGATAAAGAAACAATTGACTCATCATCAACAATGTTTTGTGAGTTCCTGTTGTTCGTAATGCCGTATCTATTTGATTGAACAGAGGTAATCATGGGTATGACTGGATTGCCATCATGTAAGATTTCTTTCTGCACACACTTTTTAAACTTATCAACCATCTCGCCTACCACTTGCCACTCAGACTTGTTAGCTACGTTTTCAGAGGTTGTCTTAATATAATCAAAAGAAAATACCATAGGATTACCACGACCCACCTTAGAATAATAAAATCTTTTAAGTGTGTTGACCATTGTGTCCACATCCATACCGCCCACGTTATAATAAAAGAACTTAAGATTTTTAATCTTTGGCCAAACAGATCTAACCTTACCCACAACCTCTTCCCCTGCTTGTCGCCACTTACCGCTTTCTAAAAGATGCATGGCTACCCCAGATAAAGCCGCACACTGACGCATCACAAGCTCCTCCTTGCTCATCTCGCCATTATCAAAATGAAGAACGGGCACATCATATTGCAAGCTCACTTTAGTAGAATAATCCATACAAAATTGCGTTTTACCCACTCCAGATCTCGCCACTACAACTGTTATGTTTCCAGGTCTTAGGAGGGAGCCGTATATCTGATTGACTTTTGGATGAGGCCCCATCATTCCAAATTCAGTTAGTGGATTATTTCCTCTATCTTCGACTATCGCCTCCATATCTTCATAGATATTCTCAGGCACATCGTTACCTAACTCGTAAAGATTTATCCTAGAGTTGTAAACATTGTCGGCAGCCTCAATTATAGACCTGTAAGATGCTTCTGGGGGCATAGCCTTCATCTTTTTGGCTATATTCTGTGAAGACTCTAATATCTCTCTCCTAATAGAATATTTTTTTAGTTCCTTAGCTGTTTTAATAGCATTACCTTTAGGAACTTTTCTTAGTGCTAATGACTTAATATAGTCAGCAGGGTTGAGATTATCCTCAAACGAAAGACCAACTTCATTTACTCTCTGAGCGATAATAACTTCATCAACCTCATCCCCAGAGTCTATAGCTTGTTTGATGATCCTGAAGATTGTCGAATGAAGTGCGCTTTGCTCAGAATAAAAATCAGAGTTACCTATAAAATTAGAAATCTCTGATAAGGAGTCAGGCTCTTTAATAAGGGCCGCTAATAATTGTTTCTCTAATTCAAAATTATAGATCATCCTGTGTCATTTCTGGTGGAGGTGAAGATAAATGATTTTCAAGTGCCTTCATTAAGGCAAATTCTGTCATGCCACAATCAAACTTACAATATATTAAAGGTTTACCGTTTTCAGAGGATACAGCCATAATAACACCTTTATATTTATCAACACCACCTGATAGATCATATATTTTCTCTACTAATTCCGATGGTATGCAAAATTCATCTTCTTCGTCTAAGTTCATAAGTGGATATCTTGATTTTTAAAAAGTGAGGCTTTTATCTCATCTTGAGGATAGACTTCTGCCAGCTTTATATCGTTTGCCAGACAGAACTCAAGTTTTTTCTGATCTCTTTTTAGTTGATCAGCGTATTTAAATCTATTTTTATGGAAGTGTTTCACAAACTTAGTATGTTGAGCACCTTGAACCTCCACTGCTACTTTTTTGTTAGCGTTGTAAAAATCTAAAGTCAATCTTGTTCCTACCACTCTAAATTCTTCAAAAACAATGTCATGCTCCCAATAAGTTCTTAAAAATTTTTTGACGGAGGTTTGAAATTTGCTACGACTAGGTGTATCCCAGTTTATTAAATATTTTTTTGCGTTGGCAAGAGTTCGATACTTACCATATGCATCATAAAACTTCATCCCGAAATCTGATTTTTAAAGTATTCAAACAAGAAGTTTGAAAGTTTGCTGTCAGATTCGATATGGGCAAATAATTTAGCCTCACCATGTATTTTATCTGGGAAATCTAAATCATTATCTGATAGAAGTTCTTCGAAGTCTTCTGTCCTATAGAGCCAAGCACCCTTTTGTTTTACAAAGTCCCAGCCATATAACATGCTAACTATTTCTTTTTCTTTCCAAATAGAATTACCACCTGTTCTTCCATAACGGATTGGATAAGAAATAGTGCTGTTGGTTTTTTCATTAGGTGATTTTTTAATAGTCACCTTTGCATTATGACCAACTATTGGGTTCTTCTTTTCATCTATTTGTTTTTTAGATGGATCTTGTGTAATCAAGTCTCCTCTAAATCTAGGCTCAAACTCAATAATGCTATTAGCGAAATGAAGCAAAGCATTTCCTCCTGTAGCAGTAGTTTGCCTCACAGGGGCTTTTGAGTATGGGTCTATTTTTATATCGGCACGAACTTGGCTAATAAAAATAGCCATGTGACCACGCTTTCCAAGTGCTATGCTAGTTTTCTTACAAAAATCAGAGGCAACAACTGCACCACCTGCAACTTTTGTCGCATCTTCAAAACTTTTTATAGAGTCGTTTCTTGTAATCAAACCATCTACAGAGTCTATAATAAAACAATACTTATATCCTTCTTCATTACTGGTAATGAACTCTTTTACCAGACCCATAGCCGCTTCATAAATATTTGTTTCAAAAACAAAACACGTTCCATCAACCCACTCTTTTTCGTCAAAAGCAAATTCAACACCAGATCTTTCTCTCATTTCTGGTGCCAACCTACCCTCTGCCTTAATATAAAAACCTCGGGACTTAGGTATCGTAGCTAAAAAGTTTTTCATAACTTCAAGAGCCTCAGAAGTTTTACCTCCTTCATTGATCCCTGTGAACCGATGTAATCCAGGAGAAAAACCTCCTCCCATGCAAGCATCAAACTGCAAAGAGCCACTACTGACTTTGTAATCTACAGTATCTTCAAAATTATAATGATCCTTCTTACTTTCTTTTAAGTAAGAGCCAAGAATCTCTTCAGGTTTACGTGTTTGATCACTCATTTAAAAAATCTTTTATTGTTTTAGTTGTCCGAGCAATGTCTCTATCTTGCCCTGATTTATGGCCCAAATTATACCG